TTGACTGATGGTCAGCTTGCTATGTTGGTAGATAATGAGAAGGTAGAAGTCTTAGAGCATACAGCCTATGACGACCCATCATTTAACGCTCAAGAAGCGATTGCACAGTCTATGATGACTGGTGAGCCTTTGCCACCTGCTCCACAGCTACATGACATCAAGATTCGCATTACAGAAACAGAAGATAAGATTTGCATTGAGAACGTAGCACCTGAGAACATGATGATTTCAGTTGATACTTCTGGTCCATCACTATTCAATTCACGCTTTGTACAGCACCGTGAGATTATGTCTCGTGCTGAAGCTGCTGAGATGTTTGGTCTTAGCGAGAAAAAGATGGATGGTATCTTTGCTGAAACTAACGAAGCATATCAATTAGAAGCGATTGCTCGTGATATTTACAACGAAGAGTATGACCGTGTAGTAGAAGGTGACAACATCTTAGTGCGTGATACTTATATCCGTATTAATGATGAGTTGATGCGTTATGTAGTAATTGGCAATACGATTGTGCTTAAAGAGAAAGCAGACGTTATTCCTTTTGCTTGCATCACACCAATGATTATGCCTCACCGTCACATTGGTCGTTCATATTCAGACTTGACTATGGACATCCAGTTGATTAAGTCAACATTGCTACGTGGTCAGCTAGATAATATGTATTTGGCTAACAATGGTCGTTATGCTATCTCTAGCCGTGTAAACCTAGATGATATGTTGACATCACGCCCAGGCGGTATTGTTCGTGTAGAAGGCGAACCAGGCACAGCTATTATGCCATTGTCACATCCACCTCTACCTGCTTCAACATTTAGCATGGTTGAGTACATGGATAGCATGAAAGAGAAACGCACAGGTGTTACAGCGTATAACCAAGGCTTAGACAGCAATTCTCTTAACAAGACAGCTACTGGTATTCAACAAGTGATGAACGCCTCACAGCAACGCTTAGAATTGGTTGCACGCACATTTGCAGAGACAGGTGTTAAAGACTTATTCAAATTGGTGCATCGTTTAGTAAGAACATCTTATACTAAGCCTGACATTGTACGTTTACGTAACAAATGGGTAGATGTTGACCCTCGTGAGTGGAAGAATCGTAATGATTTGACTATCTCTGTAGGTTTAGGTGCTGGTAATAAAGACCAACAGCTAGTTCACTTGAATACTATTTTAGCTATGCAGAAAGAAGCATTATCCGCTGGCTTGACAGACGGTAGCAAGATTTACAATGCTTTAGCTAAGTTGACACAGAACGCTGGCTTTAAGAACCCTGAAGAGTTCTGGACTAATCCTATGGAGAATCCACAAGCTCAAGGTCAACAAGAGCAATTAAGTGAAGCTGAGACTTTAGTGCAAGGTCAGTTAATGATTGAGCAACAAAAAGCACAAGCAGCTATCGAGCAAGAGCAGATTCGTTCACAAAATGATATACTGATTGAGCGTGAAAAGATTGCAGCGCAAGCAGAGTTAGAGAGATTCAAGGCTCAACTCAAAGCTGAGACTGACTTAGCAATCGCTCAAATAAAGGCATCTTATGGACAAGCAGCTTACTGAAATTAAACGTGGTGAACGTGCAGCAGAAGTATTAAATAACGAGCTTTATAAAGAAGCAGTAGCAAATGTACGAGAAGGCATCATCAAGAGTATGGCTATAAGCCCTCTAGGTGACGCTGAGACGCACAATCGTTTAGTGATTGCACTACAACTATTAGCACAGATAGAAAAACAGCTCACAGACGTTATGGCAACTGGCAAGATGGCAGCATTGTCAACAAGTGATAAACGAGGCATATTTAGATAGGGGATTATATGGCAGGGCTATTACCAGCAGCGAGTATAGATGGTGAGGTATTTTACCAAGTAGCCAAGAAATATAATCTAGGTACAGACATTGATTCTATGAATCAGATTGTCAATCTTGTTAATAAAGGCATGACACCTGATGAAGCTGGAAAAGCATTGTCAGGAAGTGCATCAATGACAGAAACATCCCCTGCTAGTGGTGGTTTGTTGGCAATGGACTATCCTAATCATTATGGTTTGCGTGCTTATCCATTAAAAGATAAAAAAGGCAACGTAACTGGTTATGGTGGCGAGATGCTACCTAAATCTGTTGGCTGGCTAGGGTTACTAGAAGGTCAAGGTCCAATGAAAGGCTCTAAAGTAACAGAGTATTCAATGGATGACGAGAAAGGTAGCTTTCCTACAGTAGTTCCTACATTAGATGCTTATGAGCGTGAGAATGTAGCTAAAGGCATTGTTACAGAAGAAATGCTAAAGAAAGCTATGGAATGGCGTGATTTAATGCAATCACAAGGACAATCACCTTTCTATAATACGTTTAATTACGGTAAATAGTATTTGGGTAACGGACAAGCCCAAACAAGAAGCTCACTTCGGTGGGCTTTTTTATTGTCCATAATTATGGAGTAATACAATGAGTGACCAAGCCTTAGAGCAGTCGCCACAAGAGAAATTGATGGCTATGCTAGATGAAGTTCCTGAAGAGCAAACAGAAGCGATTGAGGAGACTCTAGATGAAGAGGAAGAACAGACGGCAGATACAGAAGAATCTGAGGAAGCTGATGAAAGTTCTGATGATGAGGAACTTGAGACTGATGCAGAAGAGGATGGAGAGGACTCTGAAGAGCAACCACAATCCCTAAAGCTGAAAGTCAATGGTGAGGAATTAGAAAAACCTCTTGAAGAAGTCATCGCACTAGCCCAACAAGGGTTAGACTACACTAAGAAAACACAGGAAGTTGCAGAGCAACGCAAAGCTCTAGAAGAGTACGCTCAGACCATTAAAGTCCAAGAGCAGAAGTTCCAAGAGCAAGTTAGCCTCAACAATGCGTTAATTGGTGATATTGCAAAGCTACAAGCAGTCGATAATCAACTTGCACAGTTTAATGACGTCAACTGGCAAGAGTTAAGCGACACAGATTTTGTAGAAGCGCAAAAACTATTCTTTACATATAACCAACTACAACAGCAACGTAGTGTGTTAGCTAATGACTTAGTACAGAAGCAGACAGCGTTGCAAGAACAGCAAGCGCAATCTTTACAAGAACGCATCGAAAAGGGTAAAGAGATTATTGCTAAAGAGATACCTAATTGGAGTCGTGAGACCAGCCAAGCACTTATCTCTGTAGGCAAAGAATACGGATTTACTGACGATGAACTTGGCATGATTGTTGACCCACGTCACGTGAAGGTCTTGCATGATGCTATGCAATGGCGCAAGTTGCAAACGAACTCGGTTGTAAAGAACAAAGTATCGCAAGCTAAACCAGTTGTTAAACCTGGTGCTAAGGATACTAAACAGGAAGCTACGGCTGCCAAACGTCAAGTGCGTGACCAATTACGCAAGACAGGCAAGTCCGATTTAGCACAAAAACTAATTGAAGATATGATTTAAGGAGTGATATAAATGGCTGTTTCATCAACCAACACCTATACCGGTAAGGGTATTGCAGAGTCTTTTGAAGACGTAATTTTTGATATTTCACCAGAAGATACACCATTGCTTTCATTGGCAAAACGTATGTCTGCTGGTCAAACTTACCACCAATGGCAAACAGACGCACTTGCTGCTGCTGCAACTAACACACAAGTCGAAGGTAACGATTCATCATTCGCTACTTTGGCAGCTACAACAGTTTTGGGTAACTACACTCAAATCTCTAGCAAAACAGTTCAAATCTCAGGCACATACGATGTTGTTAAGAAATATGGTCGTAAGTCTGAAGTTGCTTACCAATTGATGAAAGCTGGTAAAGAACTTAAACGTGATATGGAATATGCAATCGTACGTAACCAAGCATCTTCTGCTGGTGGCGCTGCTACTGCACGTTCAACTGCTGGTATCGAATCATGGATTACTAACCGTGTTCTAGCTACTGGTTCTACATCAGGTACAACACCTGGCTTCTCAGGTGGCACAGTTGCTGCTCCTACAGATGGTACATCAGTAACATTCGTAGAAGCTGACTTGAAATCTGCATTGCAATTAGCATGGACAGACGGTGGCGAGCCATCATTAATCTTGATGTCTGCAACTAACAAAGCACGTTTCTCTGGCTTTGCTGGTATCGCTACTAAATTCAACAACGTACAAGGTACAACACAAGCTACTATCACTGGTGCTGCTGATGTTTATGTATCTGACTTCGGTAACCACACAGTTAAACTTGACCGCTTCATGCGTGACGAGGCTGTATTGTGCGTAGACCCAGGCTACGTTGGTCTTGCTTCATTGCGTCCAATGGAAAAAGTTGAGTTGGCTAAGACTGGTGACTCAAGCAAATGGCTATTGACAACAGAGTACGCTCTTGTTGTTCAAAACCCAGATGCACACGCTAAAGTACAAAACGTTGGTGCTTAATACTGAGTTAAATCAGTAAGGTAGAGTAGAATAGAGGGGAGAAATCCCCTCTTTCTATTAAAGGATAAACAATGGGTGTCTTATTTGATTATGACCCGAATACTGGTGTAACACAGACGTTTGATTATGACCCAGTAACGGAAGATGTACGTTTAACATCTACACAGAATTTAGATGCTTTCTTTGCAGCAGTAAAAGCAAAGAGAGATGACCCTGACGCTTGGAAGAAAGGCGTTAAGGAAGAATGGGCGCATTATGCAAGCATACCGCCTGTTATTGAGATGGAATTGCTAAAGCAAGGGATTGACATACACAATCCACATCAAACAAAAGAGTTAATTCATGCGATTAACACTAAATATCCATTCTTAAAAACCACGACTGCGATGGTGAAATAATGGATAAAGACGAATTAAAAGAGTGTCAAATTGCTATTCATAAGTTGATTGAAGCTGATGACTACGAAAATGCGTTACCGCTTATCTATGCAGTCTTAGAGGAATATCCTGATGATGCAGCTACATTGCACTTCTTAGGATATATATGGTTGATGAGTGAGAAACCTGCTTTTGCTTATCAACTATTTCGTAGAGCATTACAAGAAAACCCAGGCAACAAAGCATTATGGACTTCACTAGGTCGTGCTTGTCATGAGATGGCACGTTACGAAGATGCTATTAAGTTCTTTATGAAGTCTGCTGAGTTAGACCCAAGCTATGCGTTAGCTTACTCTAATCTATCAGCGACATTAGTACAGTTATCTGAGTGGAATGACGTAGAGAAAGCAGCTACAACAGCGTTAGAGCTATCTCCTACTGATTTAAACGCACAATTAAACTTAGCACATTGCTATTTAGCGAAAGGTGAATGGGATAATGGCTGGAGACAATGGGGTAAGTCACTCGGTGGAAAGTTCAGAAAAGAATACACATACGGTGACGAGGTTAGATGGCGTGGTGAAGAGGGTAAGCGACTTGTTATCTATGGTGAGCAAGGACTTGGAGATGAAATCTTCTACGCATCCTGCATCAACGATGCCATTGAACGAAGCGAAGCAGTTTACATTGACTGTGACCCAAGACTTGAACAATTATTTAAACGTAGTTTCCCTAGAGCAATAGTACATGGTACTCGCAGGGAGTTAATGCCTGAGTGGGTGCAAGATGCTGATATTAACGCAAGATGTGCTATTGGAGGCTTACCTGAGTTCTTCCGTCACACAAATAAAGATTTTCCTGGAACTCCTTACTTGGTAGCTGATGAAGAAAAGCGTAAAACATGGA